TGCGATATCAGTAATTTTACTTACGTTCATAATAGTTATTAGACCCCAATCAGATAATAACTGAATGATACGATTACGACGTTGAACATCATTCTGAGTTAGATTTGCATGCTTACCATCTAACGCAAATAGTTCTTTAAAATGTACAATATAGTATCTTCCTTGCTTATGTAATATGTGACAGGATTGATAGATCTTCTTCTCTTTACGAGATGCTACTCCAATACGTGTAAGTGTTTCACGAACTTTTAGGAAATCATCTGGTTCATTCAATGTAATCTCAATCATTTGATCCGTAGACCATTTTACCTCAGGCTCGGTAATCATTTCGCTCCTCCAGTTTCAAATTTAGATTTTATAAAATTAAGTTGTTCTTTACTTAAGATACGTAGAGCTTGCTTTGCCTTTTCGTTACTATAACCATAATAACGTTTCACACAATCAAGATCCTTGATCTCATCCTTACGAAGCCAAGGAGAGAATCTCTTTCGCTTCCTCACACTATTTAGAAAAAAGGAATACTGAAGGTCACTATCTAAGTGTGCATTTAAGTTCATTTCATTTGCAAAAAGAACTGTATCAAGATGTCCAGACATACAGCGATTGATGATATACGCAGGATATTTTGCTGTGGGATCATCTTCAAATAGATTCTTTTTGTTAAGGTTGATTGAGTTCAACCAGTCTTTTAATTCCATTAACTAAGACCTCCATAATGAAGTAATTCGGCAAATAATAAATTACCTTTATGAACATTTTCTTCCCAATCGTTTGCTGAATTTTCATCAGCAGAATCAGAAATATATTTAAAACATCTAAAATTTATCTTTTCTTTGAGACAAGTTTTAGCAATAGCGTATGCCTCCATATCAACAATATCACATTCAATTTTAGGTTTAGATGTTGCAAATTCATCCCCACTACCACATACTATTCCACTGTTCCCTATCATCACACCATTCTCAAATGGTGTTTGACCTAATTTAAATCCTAGTGCTATTGCATCCATATCTCGATCAACATATCCAGTGACCTTTACAAGTCCAGTAACATCACCAACGGTTCCTGCAGAACCATAATTTATAATAAGGTCATGACCATCATGGATTGCTTTCATAGTGGCAATCGTGGCATTTACCTTACCACACCCACTTAAATAAATTGGATATCCTTCTATCCCTTCTGCTTCTTCTGGGAGAGCAATAATTAAAGCTGTCATCTTATAATTTGAATGTTTTGATCTTCTGTCCAGAGTTCGACTTTATCTCTGAAACGATTTTCTTTCTTTAACTTTTCATATCTTTTACCAGCTTTCTTTTTCCACCAAGATATAATATTTTCAAGATAAAACTTATCCCAATTCTGACCACGAACTAATTCTGTCTGTTCTCCAAGAATTACTTCCCTTACATTTTCATAACCATAAGTTGACATGTAAAATCTTTTCTTTTCTGTAAGACTATGTGCCATCTCAATAATTTCATTAAATTTTTTTAACTTGTCAGAATCATCTAAAGAATTTCTTATAAGAGATATCATCTTTGTTTGTCTTTTTAATTTCTTAGATGATGCTTTGTTTTCAGTTAGAGGTTGATCATTATTATATTTTTTAAATTCATCATGAAGATGATGAAATGCTTTCTTATACAGAACAGGAATAAATTTACTATCAGTTAAACCTTTATGTCTTATAAAGGGTTTCAATCCATCATATTGAGATGAGGAACTACTCGAACCATAAAGGGATGTCGTTTCAAAAAGTGCAATATCTTTTTCAAATACTTCATTTAATTTTTCTCTCATAAAATGAGATATACAAATTAGTGCAAGTAATTTACCACCAAGATAATTATATCCGAATGGCTGAGTTGGAACTATGGCAAAACCCATGACAGCATGACGATTAAATATTTTAAGGTCTGGTGCTTTACCTAACCAAAGATTTCTGGGTTTTGAATTTATAAGTGGAGATTGCAATCTAATAAATCCAACTACCTTATTAGTGTTCTTTTCATATATCATCATTCTTAATTCTCTACCAGGAATATTATCTTCATTATTATGAGATGATACTGCCTTGATTGCTCTCTTATAATATTTCTGATCTATACCATTATGAAATCTATTACCAACAAATCTAATATCAAAGTCCATCTCTTCGGGATGAATATCATAATTAAAAAAATCATCTCCAATACTACCTTCATTCAGAAACTGAGATAAGTCTGCCCTACTTTCACCACTATCTGATTCAAAGTCTTCTATAACTTGCTTCTTTACAAAACGAAGATAATCTTCAAGACAAGAATAATTTTTAAAATAATTGATAAATTCATCTGCTGCCCAATTAGCAAAATCTACTGGAACTTTATCTACTACTTTCATTTAAAATTACACTCCACCATAATCTCTGTAAGGGCAGCAAGTAGATGTAATTCTTGATCTGCTGCTCGTTCGGATTGAAAATCATACCTAGCGATAATAAGAACCACTGTAGCTATGCTTGGGCCATCAATTTCCTTTACAAGAAGATCATAAATTTTACGTAAAATTAATACTAATCCATTGTAGTAATGTTCTGATACCCAGTTTCTAACTGAATTAAAATTTTTTTCCTTTAGGTGAATGATTAGATCTTTTATAGCAGTATCTGAAAATTGTGATAATATACCACTATCTATTTTTCCACAGACAGAATATCTTTGACACTCATTTAAAAGTCTTCTCCAATCTGGAAAATAATTGTTTATCATCTTTGCAAGAACCACATCTTCATATTCAATATTTTCATTTTCAAGAATATACTTTATTCTTTTAAAAAATGAATGTGATACTTCAGATTTATCTTCTGGACTAATGACAAAATCAGCTGATACACATCTTGAATGAAGGGCAGGAATCATTTTGTACTTATAATTGCACGTAAATATAAATCTACAATTTTTTGAAAACTCTTCTATAAATGCTCTTAATGAAAGTTGAACATCTTTTCCTGTATTATCAGCTTCATCAATAATAATAACTTTATGTTTAGCATCAGATTCAAATAAGGAAACTGTGGATGCAAAAGTTTTTGCACTATTTCTAACTGTATCTAAAAACCGTCCTTCATCTGATCCATTAATTACAAGACAATCAACTCCTAATTGTTTACATAATGCCTTTGCTACAGTTGTCTTTCCAACACCAGGTAATCCAGATAAAAGCATATTTGGAATTTGTCCCGAATCTACAAAACCTTGAAAAGTTTTTTTAATATTTTGTGGAAGAATACAATCATCAATTGTTTCGGGTCTATATTTTTCAACCCATAAAAAATCATTCATTTTAATTATCTAAGTAAGATTGAATTGCTATCAATGTTTCCAAAGGTATCCAAGTTGGTGTTTCATCTTGAAACTGAACTTCTACCTCTGTAATATTTTGTTGATGAAACCTATCATAAGTTTCTCTTGTGTTTTGCACAATATTAAAAGGACTCATCATTCTGCACCTCTCCAATTTTTTCTCATTGTAACATAGGTTTCATCTTTTGCCACTTTGTCTCTCATTTTTTTGAAAACATT